CTTGGGAGCAGGATTTGGAAAAGGACTTATAACATCATTCAAAACAGAAATAATGCCACTTTGGGACGACCTTGTAAAGAAATTTACATCAATGAAAGAATCAGCATTCTCTAAACTTAGAGATTCAGCATGCATAATGTGTTTAGGCTTTATTGCCATACTCATCGGAGTATTGGGATACAAAGCTTTTATTAAATATGCACCAATTTTTACAGGAATACCAGAAGATAGGCTAGAGAATCAAGGATTTGATCGAATAATCGCTTGGTTCTCTTGGGAACAATTCTTGAAGACCTTCGGGTTTTCAAGTATGGTCACCAGTTTTGACACCACAGCATTTGAGAAGAAAATTAAGGATTTAGGACAATTATCAGCAGCACTTACTAACATCGGAAAACTTTTACAACGTATCAAGGATATTGTAAAATGGGTTCTAGATAGTATTTGTCTATTTTTATTTAAAAAACCATTATTTTCTTCAACAGAACGCTTGATGAAATTGCAAGATAAAGTCGCACATTTAATGAAACTCATTCAACAAGACGCAGTCCCAACTGGACTCGAAGCACAGCGAGATTTTTGTGAAGCATATTGTGAACTGCAGGAATTAATACCATGGTTGAAATCAAATGACCCAATTTATTTTCAACAAGTACAAACCTCAGTTACATTAGCATCATCGAAATATCGCGACATTCACGACAAAATCAAATTTATCGCAACACGACAAGAACCAGTTTGGATTTATCTTTACAGCCCACCACATGAAGGAAAAACAGTTTTAACTCATCATTTACCAAGAATACTTTTCAAGATCTTAGAAGCGCGTGCACCAGACGCATTCAAAGATATTGGATCACCAAAGTTTATGACTCCTATGATCTATACTCGCATGGGCGAGATGGAATTTTGGGATAGATACAACAATCAATGGACTTGTGTTTATGATGATTTATTTCAAAGTAAAGAAATGCAGTCAGCCGAAGCTTTTTCATTAATTCGAGCCAAGAACACAGCAGATTACCCTCTGCACATGGCGTCAATTAATGATAAGTCAAGCACTACTTTTCAATCCAAATTCATTATTTCATCAACCAACTTACAAGAGAAACAACTAGCTGGATTTCCAGGAATTCAGGATTTGAATGCTCTGAAGCGAAGAAGAGATTATTACATTGAACTTAAACGGGACAAGACCGTTAAATGTGATGATATCTGGAAGCCAGAAGCACTCAATGCACTTACACTTATGGTGTATGACGTACACCCAGCAACAGGACAAATCAGCAAGGAATATCGGGAATTTACTGGATATAAAGCAATTACTCTTTTTATGGATGAAGTGGCGACACTATACATCCAAAGATACAATTCACAGAAAATGAGAGCAATTGAAAATGAATATACAGCAGTACCCGAGATTATTAAGGAGAAGGAAGAAGAAGAACATGAGTCAGCAGAAGACGAAAGTATCGACGGAGCAGAAACAAATGACACAGAATCTGAAGACGAATCAGTCGAGGAAGAAGAAGAATTTGAACTGTTTGATCATGATACCAAGGAAACGAAGAAGAAGTTAGAAGCACAATGTCGTTGGCACGAAAACGACTCAGACGTACACGAAGTTATTGATGTAGAATTGACAACAGAAACATATATTCCATTCAGGAAACACCCATCTTTTGTTAAAGCTTATCAATATCTTTTCACTGATCACATCCCTCGTACTGGAAAGTACATGATTGAACAATTCAAGAAAATTCAAGTTAATCTGAAAGGCACTATTTTTGCACATGCAAATTGGATTAATGGAATCTTTTGTCATTTTGGCGTCAAAGCTAAGAACACTCAAGAAACTATTACTGACACGTTGAAACGCTATTATTACTCACTTATTACATTGACCGGACAACAAGGTCACAATATTATTGCAAAACATTATTATAATAAGTTTGGAGTAACTCTACCTATTGAAGCATTTTATGGTTATATTGACTTAGGCAGTCCATTACGTGATACACCCTCACCGGAGGAATTACGTAAATGGGCTAAGGAAGTAGGCTATTTAATGTTTGAAGACATGGCAGAATTAGATTTCAATGAAGAAGATTTCAGAAGAAAACGAAGAATGGAAATTGAATTGAGAACAAATCGCATGGGAAGAATTGCGTCTATATTGAAGTGGACAGCATTGATTGGATTATTAGTAGCAGGAGCAGGTCTCTTGGCAGCCATCGGAACAGGAATGATGGTAGCAACTGATAACCAGTCAAATGCAAAATATTTTGATAGATTACGCAAAGAAAATTCTCGTCGCCCAAAGATCCCTTTACGACACCAGTTTAGCGATCCCACGGCAATGAAATTGATTCCTAGAGTAGGAAGAAATCTCTACGTGTTAGAAGTAACATGGGGGGAAACAGGACGTGTCGTTACGCAATTTGCAACAGGAATTGCTAACGATGTGTTCGTTACAGCAGCACATATCTTTAAATTTGAAAAAATTACTTGTATTCGTGTTTATGCCACCAGAGATGGTTGCGCTAGTTATGAACAAGAACTACGACACATACGAGTAACAGAACTTAAAAATAAGGATTTGGCTCTTTTCACCATTCCAGGTACTAAGAATATTAAAAGTTTATTATCGCACTTACCAACTCAGGATGAAAATTTCGTTGGCGAGGAACTAGTAGCACGTATTGATCCAAAAGATACACTAGAAGTTCAACCAGAGAATATCGAAAACATGGAAATGTATGTCGCTATTCCCTGCATGCGTCCTCTAAAAACTTTTACGGACTTAGCACTTGGAGAACACAAAGTACACATTGAGGGTTGTTACAACACAACAATTCTCACAAACACACAATTTGGAGATTGCGGAAAATCTTATCTTAGTTTTAATACCAAAAGACCACACAAAATTTTGGGATTTCATATTGCGGGAGGATATCGTGAAGCAATTTTCTCACCTCTGTACAAAGAAGAGGTAGAAGATTACATGACGAAAATTAACTCGCAATGTGGATTATTAGACACTATGATTAGAAATCTACAATTTACAAAACCACTCGAACATCCAGATGATCCAGTCAAGTTTGTCGAATCAGAAGGTGAAAGTTTCATGGGAATGCCATTTCAAGGAAAGACCACAAAAGCCTTTTCATGGCCCCAGAAAACATCACTCAAGATGACACCACTCGCTACCGACTCATTTATTATTGACGAAGATAACAAACTCAAGAAAGTTGCACCACCATTTGAACTTAAGAATGGGCCAGCAGCACTTCGAGGAGAACATCTAGTCATGAAGACATTAGAAGGTAGATTGACAAAACGAGATATTTGGATAGACGATTGGTTTGAGTTAGACAACTGGAATGGAATTTTCAATGATTCATTACGTCACTGCACGGGCAGAATGTGGACTCTTGAAGAAGCCATTAAAGGTTGTGTAAACAAATCAAACACACACTCAATCGTAAGGAATGCATCATCAGCATACCCTACACAACACGTTGGAAAGAAATCATTATATTTGTTAACAGCACGAGAACATTACGAAGAACTAAGTATTTTGAAACGAACAGCATTCATTCAAATCGGAAAAGAATGTTGGATACATTACACCATCAAGCACAAAATTGATGAGTGGTTCAAATCAGTAGATAATAATGAGATGCCAATTCAAGTATTTTTGTACTGTCCCAAGGACGAACCTAGACCCTGGGACAAAGTACATTCACTTGCATCACGAGCATTTTTCATGGGCGAATTAACATTTATAATATTAACACTAATGATATTTGGAGACTATATTTCAACCTCAGAAGAGAACAATTTTGAGACGGACACAGCAGTTGGAATTAATCCTTATTCGAGTCAATGGCAATTAATGTATGAGCACCTACGCACAATAGGAACACATGGATTTGCAGATGACGGAAAGAAGTATGACATTCATTGTCAAGTACGAGCTTACTCACATTCATTTACGAAAGCTTACACACACTTTTTCCAGATTCCGCACGATTCAAAACACGCGAAATACATTTATGCTATTACTCGATCGAATTTATCAGGCTATTTGGTGATAAAAGACCAAGTTTATTTTGCAGAAATGAATTTCTCTGGCAATGTTAGAACATGTAACACAAACAGTGAAATCAATTCAGTAGAAAACAGAATTTTATCAACCAGAATGCTTCCTAAATTAGGATTTAAGTATTCAGATAACACAGAACGCAAGAAAGTTTTTGGCGATGATCTCGTACAGATTTTTTCCAGTGAAGTAACAGCACTTGTTACACCAGAATGGATTAAAGAATTTCGAGATCTTTGCAAACAGCTTTTTAGCTATGAACGCACAAATTGTTTCAAAGAAATTGGAGATAACAAACTCTTACATATTGACGATATGGTATTCTTACAAAGATCATTTAAACAAGTAAATGGTAGAATTTTTGGGGCACTCTCAATGGATTCAATCATAAACATGGTACAATGGATCATGACACCGAAAGATAAAACTTTTGAAGCACAGTTTGCAATCAATTGCGCACAGGCAATGATGGAAATCGTACCTTATGGAAAGGACGAATTCAACAAATGGAAAACTATGCTCAACGGTTATCTTAGGTATTATGGCACTAGCTATCTTTACAAGAACGAATACGAAGAAATGCATGAGGCTTGGTACTTACGAAGCCTTCAATAATTTCAATGAAACGTCGGGAAGGAAAACCCTAGCAAACCCGTGAGTTCACACGTAAAAACCCAGCGAGAGTATGGTATATATTCTCACCTTTGGCTCGATAGCAAGAGTCTTTGGACTGCAATTGGACACTCAGCTGACCGCGAAATCAGTCATAGCTTTGCAGTTGTAAACGCACCCCAGAGTTGATCCAGTTTGGACTATCTGTATCAACATATCTGTCTTTAGTCTTCTATTTCTACTAACACAGTAACAGAAACAGCCAATCAAGCATTGGCAGAACAACCCACATCGATCACAGTATCGACACCAGGTTTATCAACATTTGCGGAGAGCGCTAATGTTCTAGAAGTGACATCACCAGCACCAGTCAACATAGAACGGCAGATCTCTCAACCTTACAAAATTGATATTCCTACAGAGTTATTGCAACGTAATTTCTTAGTGGCATCATTTAATTGGACACCAGGAATGACCACGCAGCGAATTGACTTTCCATCAGCTTTTTATGGTATCAGCACCATTGCAGATGTAATGAAAAAGTTCCCTTTTTGGAGAGCCACAATTCATGTCGAAATCAAGGTTTCAACAACTCAATTTCACCAGGGTTCTTTACTAACGTCATGGTTTCCCGTGGCAGGAGGATCGATCCCTACAAACAATAAAATTAAACACACAGGTTTAAATTCAGCATGTATTTTGAGCGCAAGCACACAAGAATCAGTCTCTTATGACATACCATACTTACATCCTTCGGATTGGTTGGATTGGCGTGTCTACGGAAACACATCAGCACATAGCTCTCTTTTTATCTATGAGTTTAACCCACTCACAGCAACTTCAACAGGAATTTCAACATCTTGTCCAGTATTAGTTTACGCATCTATGAAAGACGTACAAGTCAGTGGATTTCAATCTCAAGCACACCAAGGAAGGAAATACACTCCAAACGCAGAAGCACAAGCAAAGAAGGACACATTTGATGTCGGCGGAGCAGTTTCGACTGTTTCTAAGATAGCAAGGAAACTTCCTGTCGTGGGAGAAGTGTGGAATCCAATCGCGGATGCAGCAAAGATGTTTGGATTTGATTTAAGTAAACCCGTCATTCAGAC